GAGCTGCCACGATGTTGTAAGTCTCTTCTTCTTGACCAAACTTGTAACCGTAGTTTTGGGACTCAGTTTCGGTGGTCTCACGGACCAGCGAAGAGGTAACCAGACTACCGTGCATTGCACTAAACAGAGATCCACCGAAGACACCAGCAACGCCCAGCATGTGGAAGGGGTGCATCAGGATGTTGTGCTCTGCTTGGAAGACAAGCATGTAGTTAAAGGTGCCAGAGATACCCAGGGGCATACCATCAGAGAATGAACCTTGACCGAAAGGATAGACCAGGAAGACTGCGGATGCTGCTGCAACAGGTGCAGAGTAAGCAACACAGATCCAAGGACGCATACCGAGACGGTAAGACAATTCCCACTCACGACCCATGTAGCAGAAGACGCCAATGAGGAAGTGGAATACTACAAGCTGGTAAGGACCACCATTGTAGAGCCATTCATCGAGGGAAGCTGCTTCCCAGATGGGGTAGAAGTGAAGACCGATTGCGTTAGATGAAGGGACAACTGCACCAGAGATGATGTTGTTGCCATACATCAGTGATCCTGCAACGGGCTCACGGATGCCGTCAATGTCCACAGGGGGAGCAGCGACGAATGCGGTGATGAAGCATACAGTTGCAGCAAGCAGCGTAGGAATCATCAGGACACCAAACCAACCCACATAGAGGCGGTTGTTTGTAGAGGTTACCCACTCGCAGAAAGATTCCCAAGTGGATTGCGTCTGCTGACGCGATAGAGTTGAACTAGCCATTGTAATTGAAAAGAAAGTAAGACCATCAGGGAAATGGTGGAGTTACTATTCCCTCCCCACCCTCAGGGGAGGTATGAGAGACTGTTATTTAACGACGCTGTTTAGTCTCGGTCAGGCGTCGAGACGAAAGGTAAACAAACTTTACGTTTCTTAACCTCTCGACTTATTTATAATACGGGAAACCTCACCCCTTGTCAACCCCTTCAGTCAGTCTGACAACCGTCCTTGTTGAAATTCTTGCGGCACTTCTTGACTGCTTTCATCTCGTCCTTGATCAGCTGGTAGGCATCCTCAGCACTGATACGCTGTGCCAATTCCATAGCACAGATGATCTCCACTCGTGTGCCGAAGTGCTTAAGTGCCTCTTCAAAACAATTCAATTCTTCATACATCTTCCTTTACCTCATAATTAAATGTGCCTGAGAGATAGTCGCACATGTATGGCATACTATCAGCAAGACGTTTGCGTTTTTCATACTGCTTATGCCATTCATCAACCACCTTCTTCTGCATCAGTGAAGGGGTTTGGAAGTAGTCAGCATGACGCTTGTTAATGTTTGTGTAACCAGACCCAGCAAGAATAAATGCAATGGGAAGGTGTCCTGTGGGAATAGGATCACCAGACACCATCATGTGACGGACAGTATCATGAGATCCTTCCTGAGGATACTCAACCTCATCAGTGACTGCCCTCCAGAAGGGAGTGTCACGACGATGGGAGTAATAGTAATGTGCCTCTACAAACTCACGCCAACCATCCATGTGCTCAGACAGGTCATGGTTGAAACGATCCCGAGCAAACTGACCAGGGAGTTTCTCTACTCTCAAGATATCCATCAGTGCCAGGATACCATGGTGAGTATTAAAGAGTGACGTGGACTCTAGTGGCTCAATGAAACCGTAGGAGAGACCGATGGACACACAGTTACCAGTCCATGCTCGCTCGTGCCTACCATTTCTAAAGGTAATCTTCTTAGCATCATCGTATCCAAACTCCTCCCATGCTTCTTCATCACTAATAAACTTAGAGGAATAAACATATCCACGACTGACAAAATCATAAGTGGGAATAGTCCACTGCCAACCAGCAGACATTGCCTTGGCGTTAGTGTATGGCACCATCTCTCTCTTACGATTGAGATACTCAGTCTTCATTACGAGAGCACTATCTGTCAGGATGGTGTCAAAGTCTATCCATTTGCTGAGTGACCCCGAGAGGACACTCTCTTGGCCTGTACAGTCGATATAGAGATCACCGTATATCTCTTTTGGTTTGATGTCGTAAGGTCCTCTCTCCACCATGACACTTGCGATACGTCGTCCGTCATAACGAACTGACTTAACCTTAGAATCAACCACCGTAATATCTTGACAGAAAGTATCCTGAAGATAGTTGGCGAAGGCTGCTCCGTTGATATGGAAGGACCTGTCTTTGGAGAGGTCATAGGGAAATAGCGATTGGTCGTTGAGGGGTAACCTTCCCTCCTCTGCGACCGTCACAAATGGCATAAAGACATCTGCGAAGGGGGGAAGACTATCTGGATAGAATGCTTTCGCTTGCATCCAGTCATGATAGAATAGATCTGAGTTGACGGACTGTCCATTGGGGTAGTGAAATACTTCACCTTCCGCAACGAATCCTTCAAACCTAGATGATGATTTGTATGTTGCCCTTGCTGCTGGCATGAAGACAGCATCAGGGATCCCCATGTAATGGAGATACTGATTCATATGTGGTGTGGTTGACTCACCAACACCAATAGGATCACCACCAGTGATGATGGTGATGTCCCATTCAGGAAACGTTTTACAAAAGGCAGCAGCAGTCATCCATCCAGATGTCCCGCCGCCAGCAATCACAATTCTCATGATTTAAGTGCTCTCCAGGTCTGCAATTCTGACTTAACTTTTGCCTGTGCCATGGCATAGAAGTCTCCCTTCCACTCCGCCAGCTCTTCTTTTAGGGGATTCTCTTCTGTGGGGATGACACCACCAAACAAACCATTGCTGGTGAAGTAATGGCAGAAATCGTAGATGCTACTATTTATCTCTTCACCGTTACGGACGCAGCACATCAGACAGAGTGCTCGCTTCTCAAGGTTTTCGTCGGTGTAACGCCAGTCAGCATTCATAGTTTTTCCCAGTGGTGTTTGCGAGAATCTTTGATGTCTTCATCATACGCCTCTTGAGGGAAGAGGTCAAATGCTACTGTGACTCTTTCCTCATCGTCATACGGGACCTGATCAGTGTAGTGACGCAACCAACCAGGGAAGAGAGTGATCTTACCCTCAAAGTTTTTTGACTCCCAGGGATCACCACCATAGGGATTGATGTAATAGGTGCTGGTCTCCTTCACTTTGAGGCAGACATGACCACTCAGGTATGTCCAAGGTCCAAACCCGTGGCAGTGAGGGAAGATCTTCTCTTTCTTCCTCATGACATTTGCCCAGGACTGACCCCAGACTGCCTCAGACATAGGGATGTTGAGATCATTCATGAAGGAGTCATGCATCTTTTTGATGCAGGTCTTCAGAGGTGCTGCAGACTCCCAACGTAAGAGGTTGTAAGTATTTGATCTTGACGTGAGACTATTCTTTCCAAGACGTGTGCCCCAATCATTCTCAAACTTAGTATTGGCAATGATATCTTTTTCTTTCTCCAGGATCTCAGCAACCAGTGGTGCGGGATCGAAGTCAATGACACTCTCTGCCAAGAGATAGTCCCAGTAAGGAGCGAAGGGAGTAAACTGTCTACTCTTGAAGTTGATGACTTTCAGTTGCATAATCTACCATTCTCAGTTGTTTCTTCCCTGGCATTCTTTTGCAAAGGAAAAGTAGGAAGTCAGCCTTCGCCTTTGATAGTTTCTTATAGCGGTTGAGGGGAATCCATTTCCCCTCGTGGAATAATTCAAGTTGGTATGTCACCGTGGTTAAGCATACACAAGTTTATTTAGGTATTGGTATGCAAACACTTCACGATTACCCTTGATGCCCCAACCCAACCAGTAGAAGCAGGGGACCATGTATTGAGAGATGGTGCGTCCACGTCCCTCAAACTCAGGGAGCATGTCCTGAAACTGTGCTTCATTGATCATGTATGAAGTTTGTCCTTCGAGACTAGAAGGATCCATATTATAACGCTCAGCAAACTTACCGAGGTTACGGTAGCGTCCTACGCTGGTCCACTGAATAAGACCATAACCCCCGAGACGACAATCGCTGTAAGGAATTCTAGCCCCTCCCTCGCATATGTTGGGATGGAAGTTGCTTTCCTGTTTAATGTTTCCCATGATCGCTGCAAGTGCTTTTGGATCTGAGATCTTTGTTTTCTCTTGGAGTTTTTGAAGGACATACTTCTCGTTGTCGTTGCAGTCAGGGCAAGTCCAAGACTTGGTGACCACTTCGATAGGGACTACTTTCTCCTGATCAATGATGTAATCAGTTGCAGGAGGAGCAGTAGGGGCGAGATGCACTGCAGTTCCTGCTGCTGCCAGTGTGCCTAGTCCTAGTGCTGCGAGATTCATAAGTTTCATGAGACTACACCTAAGTATAGAATAAAAAAGGAGGGGCGTCAACTGGATTGTGCCAGTTACCCCTCCGTCTGCGGCGACGATATGCAGTTATTTATTCGTCTCCTGATTGTGTCATCATGGCGGCACCAGCAAATGTTGCCATGAGTACTGCAACTGTTGCTAGTAGTGCCATCACCAGATACCTGGGATGATCTGACCAGTTACAGCGTAGGCACCCATTGCTGCCACGACACCGATCATTGCTGCCAGACCGTTAATTCTTTCTGCCTTTTCATTCATTGTTTTTTCCTCCGTAAGTTTTCAGGTAGTTGAGCACAGTTTCTGGATCAGAAACAGTATAGGGATCATCAGGACAGTTGCCAACCTTACCAGGCTCTTCAAACATTTGCTCGATTTCACCGTTGTTGACAACCATAGCGTATCGCCAGGAGCGATATCCAAAGCCGAGGTTTGCTTTCTCGACTTGCATACCCATGGCACGAGTGAAGTCACCGTTACCATCGGGGAGCAGTTTTACATTCTCGACACCGAGAACATCTGCCCAGGCATTCATTACAAAACCATCGTTGACAGAGATGCAATACACCTCATCGATTCCAAGGTCCTTAAACTCTTGGTAGCGGTCATCATATGCTGGAAGTTGATAGTTGCTGCAGGTGGGGGTGAATGCCCCTGGGAGAGAGAATACTACAACTCGCTTTCCATCAAAGCATCCGTAGCTACCAGATTTGATAAAGGTTGCCTTCTCTCGGTCGCGGAAGGTGAAGATAGTATCAGGAACTCTCATGATGTTGTTTCAATTCGGGGTTAGGGGTGGATGGCTCAAAGGATGACCGCGACCTATTCTTGATAACAATAAATGCATCCTTATGGTATGTAGTTGTGCCATATGGTTTTGCCCACTTTGCGTTAGCATCCTCTGACTGATGGATGCCACTGTAAGCACAACCTCCGATGTTAATTTCAAGGTCATCGTTGACAACATCCCACCCGAGGATGGAGACTGCTTGTGCCAACGACTCTTGAGTCCAAGATTGTCCGATCATAATTTACCAGATTCCGAAGAATAGTTTACCAGTTGTTGCGTAGGAAAGCAAGGCAGCGATGAAACCCATCATTGCCCAGCGTCCATTCATTTTCTCAGCACGCTCTGCGTGTGACTCAAAACCATAACGCTCACGATCCTCGTCTGTCATATACATGGCAGGCTCACGGGCAAACATATTGTTTTGCCCATACTCGTTGGTGGTAACAGTCATAGTGTGTTAAGAATTGTAACTCTAAGAGTATATATACTCTGTTACATTTTGTCAAGAATCTGCGTAGTCTCCGAATGAGATTACGTCAGCACCTCCTGACGTAGAAAGAGAAATAGTATCTGCTGCTACAGGACCAGTCAGATAATCACTGGACAGAGTGAAGTTGTAATCACCCCCACCCAGCATCCAGGGATCAGTTGAAATCTCTGTCTTGTCTGCAGGAGCGTCTTGATAGATACGATTGAGACCACAGTAGTGACGCCACAACTCTGAGAGGACATTCTCATCGTAGTCAGCATCGAGTGCGGTCTTGAATGCTTTCTTTGCAGCGTCTTTCGCTGCCTCAAGTTGATGCTTTAACATTGTCTTTGATATAGCAAGGGACAGTATCGGGGTCGAGCCACTTCGTATACTCGAAGTCACTCATGGCTGTATCTAACTGCATCGCATTGTCACAGAGATACATGTCTTTGTATTTACCAGTGTAGGAATCAACCTTCTGGATACGGTAGTCAGGTTTCCCATTGATCTCCAGGATGCCACACTGGACATAACGATAAGGGAAACGCTCAAGCAGGACAGTGGGTTTCTTCATGTGAAATGAGTAAGGGAGTGGTAAACCTTTTCAATATGCATATTACCATGAAAATACCCTGCCGCAATAGTCGCCAGGGTCAATAAAAAAAGTGCCACAAGGGCACAGATATTTGGGATAGGGGGTTTCATCGACGGAGAGACTGAAGATAGTCCAGGACATAAGACCTGATATACATCAACTCATGATAGCACTCTTGGTTGTGAGCACAACCCCTGAGTTTGGAATCTGGTTTGTGGACTGACTCAATAAAGAGATCGAGTCCTCTATTCCACTTGTCGTCTTGTGTCTCCATGTGTCTCCAATTTTTGATGGGCAAATCATAACATCAGGTGTATTGAAACCATCCAGTTATAATCATTTTTTCAGAATTCAGATCGACTCTTCCTCTATGAGTATGAGTCCAGTCTGCTGGCCAAATGACTGTGTATCCTTTCTTGGCAGGCACATATAACTCTTGGTGAAACCATTCGGTCCCACCTTCAGGGTTGTCTGTGAGATATGTCATGAAGACAAGGTGACGATAGACTCCAGGGAATCCAGCATCGTTTCTCTCTGAGTGCCAAGACTTGAATCCACCACCAGGCTGATACTGCTGTATACTGAGTGGCTCATGTATAGAAAAACGAGAAGTCTCACAGAAAGGAAACCTCTCGATATACTTTTCTAATACACCTTGCAATGCTTTGAGATAATTTTGTACCTCATCACATGCAATTTGATATGGGACATGTAGATCCAAAGAATCTTTATAATCTTTGTCAACTACAATGCCATCTGGTTTGTATACATGCCCAGGTGCCCGAGCAAGTATACCTTGGTTATTCCAGAAATAAAGAAGACCTTCAACAACGGATTCATCAATGTAATCACCCCATACAAAATCTGTAGAGGGTGTGGCAAGTCTTCCTTTGTATTCAGTTATTTCTGTCATAGTATCCCGACCAGGGTGAGTTTAGTGCCTTCCCAAGGCAGGGTCATTTGACTCCACCAGGGTAAGATTTACGTCGCTTCCAGGACGCCATCTGCAATCATAGTGTCAATGAGAATCGTATAGTCCTCTTCAACATCCAGTCCCCAGAAGTGGACGTGACGGTCACTCTTGTCGCTGTAGAAGCGGCAGAGTGAGGAGAAGAGGGATGGATGCTCGGTGTCAAGTGCAACGTTGCCATTAACAGCATCCTTCAGAAGTTGGAGACTTTCTCCAAAGCGATCTCTAACAGTCATGACTGCTCTCCTATTTTAGGTTGTGCCCCCGTAGGGGATGGGAGATGAGGGGATCGAACCCCCGACCCACTCGGTGTAAACGAGTTGCTCTACCGCTGAGCTAATCTCCCATACGATTCAGGTAGGACTCGAACCTACGACCGACTGCTTAGAAGGCAGTTGCTCTATCCAACTGAGCTACTGAACCAGGAAGACCTACGGAGCGTAGGTAGATGCTACTCGACGAATGGGATCACCTTGCCATAGAGTTTTCTTTACTGTGTCAACTTTACCCTGAAGATTGTAAGATACAATCGTGCGTTTCTTATCAGACTTATTAGGCATTGCCTCATGAGTGATAGTCGCTGGAAAAATAATCATGTCTCCTTCTTTTACTGGAGGACAAAATGTTTCTAGTGTGCCACTCCAAGGGTTATTGAAGGGCGAATAGAAAGTAGTTGCTGTGTGGACCCTAGGGTCAAACTCAACATACAACACAGAAGACCAACCGCTGTGTCCATGATTGTGACATCCATGGGAGTCGCCTTTGTGTGCAGTCTGAAACCACATGTCAGTAAACGATACCTTACGCTGATCACTGAAGTCAGCAAGATATGGTTTAATGATATCAATGATTACATCAGCATACTCTGGCATCTCCTCAGTCTCACATATCTGAAAGAAGTCAGTATAAACTGTGTCTCCTTCCTGCTTCATGTCGTCGGTTACTGGAGGAAGTGCCTCTAGTATTCGCTTTTTAGTCTCTGGCCAATTAGCAATTTCATAATGAATGATTGGCACAGAAAACATACTGTGGACTGTCATTACACCTCTGTCATTTCTCTGATCTTATATGCTATCGCCTCAGCGTTAGCGATGTTGCCTTCCTCAATCTCATCATGTAGCTGGTCAACCATAAACTCCATGATCTCCTCAAGAAATTGAGTGTCCATTGCCCTCCCCTATGTGACTTGTGAATTATATATGAGGGAAGGGGGTCGCGTCAACCCTTGTAGTGCTTAATAAACCACTCGGCGTCCACTACGACAAGTGGCTTCTTACGATTCTTCTTCATGAAGAGGATAGGCTCATGGTCTCCACTGTTGGCGGTTGCCTGCTCGTAGGCATCCCAAACGTTGAGTCTCTCGACATTCTTACACTCGATAGAGAATGGAAATTTCTGTCTGGCATCTCGTGCCATGATTAGATCTTCACCACCAGCACCCATACTACGGGACTCGATGTCTTCTGGGTGGACATTGCGATGCTCGATCAGCATGTCCCTCACCCACTTCTGGAAGTTACGTCCCTTCGCTTTAGCACTCTGTGGTTTCATCTTTTTTGTTGAATCCAAAAGGGGCAAGTTTATCCTCAAGTTTGAGTTTCAGAGCGACTCCTCCTACTGCTTCCATAACTTTCAGGATGTCCTCAGGTTTAGCACCCTCCCCTAATTCTTTGGCGACATACCAATACTTTGGCCAAAACTCTTCGCCTGCTTTCTTGTAATCTTCAACTGTTAAAATCTTCATTAGTCAGCGTATCCATCATCGTCATCATCAAAGCGGTATCCAAACCTTTTGTCTGAATCCTGCTGAAGGTATTTATCAGGGTCTTCTTTGATAGCATCTTCAAGACTCTGTGCCAACAACTTGAGGTTGTGTGCAATCAGTTTTACTTTTTCATAATTCATAACTTAGCATTCACTCCAATAATGGTAGCGTTTGGATTGCGAGCGAGAGCAACCTGTCTCGCCTCTTGATAGTCCCTGGCTTCACAGATCTCTTCAAAGACCTTACCAGCAACGTATAGTTTGACAACACATGTCATAAAAAAAGGACCCGAAGGTCCTTTATTTATCTTGCGAGCAGTTTGATCTCACCGTAGATCATACCAATGAAAGCGACACAACCAATGGACACGAGTCCGACTACTTGTAATGCTTCCATGATGATCACTTGGTGTAGGTGTGACCGCGATAGCAGAAGCTGCCGTGAGTTTCCTCACCGCTTTGCTTGCACTCATACTTGACGCCACGATATGCAGTCATGGCGATCTGTGCATCGTGCAGTGCTGCTGCTTTCTGAATCTGCTTTTTGATCAGAGTAAGTGTGTTCATGATTGACTCCTGAAATACTAGGGATTTTCGCCCCGTTCCTTCAGTCGTTTGCGTCCCAATAGAGATCACATTCTGGCACATAGTCCTTGATGGTCTTGACCAGCTCTACCTTCCACTCTGGGTCCAGATACTCATGTTTCTTAATGCGAAGCATAATAGCATCAGCATCTGCACATGCCATCGTGGTCGATAGTAGTAGATCTATCATGGGATGAACGCTCCGTTCCGCGACTTACTTGCGTCCTTAGGTAAATGTACCATTGCATTCACCTTCAACTTTTGATTTGAAATACTGGATGAGATTCCATTTCGATCGTTGATCGAGATCGTCTCGCATCTGTGTCTCAACTCTGAGTTGTAGAAACCTTTCACAGGACATGTGCCACCCATAGGGTGACGGATCGTGATGGGCTAAGGTGAAAGCCAACAGTAAAGATACCATTGGATGAACGTAATGACAGTATACACTGTCTTATCTATTTATGCAACTACTTGTTTTTGTGCCTTTTGTTACGTTTCTTGATCGGTCTGGTAGTCTTGAGGTCCCGCTTCAGTCTCCGTAAAAACTTCAAGTGGTCCCTGATACCAGAGATCGGGTCCAGGCCAGGTATACTTGTCAGATCCTGGGTTGTCTTCTTCCAACTCTGCCTCCTTGTCATTTGTAAACCAATTCTTACAGTTGGAAATCAGAGAACGTATTTGCCTCAACATCTTGTTTGATACCTCCGACAATATAGGATTCAATCTCAGTTTCCTGAGGAGCATTTTGTTGACCTTTACTATTTAACCAGTGCTCTGTCCAGGGCAGTGGGTTATTCTTAGCGGGGATGTCATAGAGAGGATCCAGACCCACCGCTTTCATACGACGGTTAGCAATCCACTCCACATATTGTGAGAGAAGTCTTTCGTTGAGACCAATCATGCTGCCCTCAGAGAAGAGATAGTTTGCCCACTCCTTCTCTTGAGTAACTGCTTCCGCAAACATCTTGCGGACGTTTTCTTTTTCTTCCAATGCGATTTCTTGCATCTCTGGGTCGTCACCATCTGCCCACTTCTTCAGAATCTTCTGAGTCAATACCAAATGCTGTGACTCATCACGGGCGATAAGGGAAATGATCTTTGCTGACCCCTCCATGAGCTTGAGCTCACCAAAAGCAAAACTGCAAGCAAAAGAAACATAGAAACGGATTCCTTCCAGGATGTTGACATTTGCGATTGCCCTATACAGTTTACGCTTCAACTCTCTACGATCCCAGATAGCAGAGTCACAATCTTCCATTGCTTGCCGCCAACGTGTGCCTGCTTGCCACTCACCTACTGCCTCCAGGAAGTCATTATATGCAGCGCAGACACTCTTTGCCCTAGCGAGGATTCTATCGTTGTCCAGGACGCTATCAAAGACCTCTGAGGGGTCAGGATATACATTCTTGATGATGTGGGTGTAGGAGCGTGAGTGAATCTGCTCCATGAATTCCCAGACACCCATGGCACCTTCCAACTCAGGCAGTGAGCAGTAAGGAGAGAATGCCATGCCAGGTCCACGACCTTGCACGGAGTCCAGGAGGATCTGATACTTAAGATTAGAAGTGTAGATGTGCTTCTGCTGCTCAGTCAGTGTCTTGTAATCAGACCTGTCTTTCTGCAGCGAGACCTCTTCAGGTCTCCAGAAGTATCCCAGTTGAGTCTGTGTCAGTTTATCAAAGTCAGGATACTTATATTCATCATAACGTTGCATTCCTAATGGAGCACCAAAAAACATTGGTTGCTTTTTGGTGTCTACCTTCTTGTCGTTAAATACCGTTACTCCCATTTTCCCCCTTTGGATTTGCGTAGGTGCCATACAGATGGACATAATTTAAGAAGGAGTTGATTTTAACATCAACCCCTAGACTCTGGCAACACTCTGTATATGATTTGAATTCATCATCCAAGTCTTGACAGAGTGTGATCCAGACCACTTTGAATTTAGACATTGCAAGCATCACATTCTGCTTCATCTCCAGCATCAATCTCTGCCAGGATGTCATCCAGTTTACGAGCAGTTTCTTCTACTGCATCTGGATCTTTCTTGTTATCGTATGTGTTTTGATAGTATGAAGTTTTCCAACCATACTTATATGTAGTCAAAAGATCTTTTGCCATCACAGAGGAAGGCACTTCGTTGTTGGGATAATTCTCAGGGTTGTAAGACCAGTTACCACTGATCGCCTGGTCAAAGAATTTCTGCATGATAGCAGTAATCTTAATGTAACCTTCGTTAGAAGGCATATCCCACAGCAAGGTGTAGTTATTCCTCAGCGATGTATAAGACGGAACAATCTGCTTAAGGGGTCCCTTCTTACTCTTCTTAATGGACAGGTAGTCGCGAGGCGGCTCGATTCCATTGGTAGCGTTTGACACAACGGAGCTGCTCTCCGAAGGCA